ATAAAGGAAAAAGTTTAAAAATTATTATCTCATGTCTATATTATATGGCGATGACTTCAGACAATTACTCCTTTGAAAAATCAACTGAAAGCCAGTCTTTAGAGGATAACACTCCCTTCAAGAGCAAGACCTTTTCATATTTAAATGACATCAATTCGGGGGTCTATAATAACAACGGTTTAAGTCTTGTTCAATTTGATCTTTCTTCCATTTACAATTCTACTGGCTTCAGTGACGCAGCCGACATGTTCCTTACCATTCCGATCGTGATGTCTGCCGTCTATTCAAACGGAGCAACTGGTCAAGTCGCTCCCCCTGTTGATGGGTACTCTCGTGTCTCACTTAAGAGCAATTTCGCACATCTTATCCACCAAATCGAAGTAGTGGCGAACGGGAAAACCGTCCAGGACATGCAGCCCTATATTTCTATTTACAAGCACTTTAAAATGCTTTCCCAAATGACTGCCAATGATTTGGCTAATAACGGGACTACTTTAGGATTCAGTGATGTTCTAGACAGTGCTACTTCTATGCGATGGAAGGCTGGAGTCGGTACGGCTGCACAAGACAGTGGTTCTTACCTTACAAATAACCGAGCAGAAGCAGGTTCGACGGTGTCAGGCCCCGTCCAGAACATTACTGGAGTTCAAAACGTGGGCTGTGTCAACGCTGCACTTCAGCAAAGGATTGGGCGATACATTGATACCTCAACCAATACGCCAGCAAACAATTTTATCGGAACCCTTATTACCAAAACTCAGTTGAATACTGAACTCCGACCTTTCTACGAAGTTCAGAATAACGTGGGACTTTGGTACGATTACTGTGTGATTCGTGTAAAGGATCTGTGTGATGTTCTTGCACAGATGGGACTTACGAAGAAACTCGATATTCTTCTTCGTCTCTACGTCAATACCGGGTCAGTTACGGTCGGAGTTGCTGGGACTAGTACTACCGTAAACGCCTATTACTACACGACCCAAAGCGCATCGACTTTTACTAATACGTGCCCAATTACAGTCAATTACACTGGAGGAGTCCATGCGGAAGCCCTTACTCAAATCGTGGCTGGGTGCTACATTGCACGTACTCCAGCCCAGAGTATTCAGGGAGTTGCCATTGCTTCTTACTCGAGTCAGATGAATGCATGCCGATGCTACTACAGCGTTATTGAAATTGACCCAGAAAAAGGACGCCTTTACCTTGAGGCTAATCTTAACAAACGCATCGTGTACGAATCCGTTGTCACGAATAATTACAATGCGATTGCTTCTGGAGCATCATTCAGTCAATTGGTTCAGTCTGGAATTCGGGGTCCTCTCGGAATACTTGTAGTTCCTTGTATTGCTTCAACTGCATTTGGAAATATTTCAGAATGGGGTTCTTGTTTCGATACATTTCCTGCTACATTTGCTCCTTGTTTGTCGCTTACCAATTTCCAAGTGACCCTTGGTGGCGTCCAGCAGTTCCAAGGCACTGGGTCGCTAAACTACGCCTATGAGCAGTTCATTGAACAGATTTCGTCTGCTCGCGATACGACTGCTGGTACTCTTGGCTTCTCGGTTGGCCTAATCAACCAGAAGTACTGGGAATCGAATAAAGTCTACTACTGTGATCTTTCACGCGGTACTCGCGCTGACAAAGAGATGGCGCGCAATCTGAATATTTCCTTCCTCAATAACTCTGCTGTGGCCATTGATATCCTTGTCTTCACCATCTTTAACGATCAGATTATTTTGAACGTTTCCAATGGGGCGGTTCAAAGGTTATAAGATATTATAAGATATTATAAGATAAAATTGATTTAAACACACCATAATACATAAGTATAATGCCTCGCACAGCAGTTGATTATTCAAAAACCATTATTTACAAAATAGTATGTAATGATTTGAATGTGAAAGATATTTATGTTGGAAGCACAACAGATTTTACAAAACGAAAAAATAAACATAAATCATGTTGCGATACAAATTCATCTTATAAAATTTATCAAATCATTCGTGATAATGGAGGGTGGAAAAATTGGACTATGTTGGAAATAGAAAAATTTTCATGCAAAGATGGAAATGAAGCACGAACACGAGAGCGATATTGGTTAGAACAATTACAAGCAACTTTAAATACAAATCTTCCTATTGCTACAGAAGAAGATACTGAAGAAAGCAGAAAAAAATATCTTGAAAAATATAAAGCAGAACATGCAAAAGAAATAAAACAATATCATGCAAACAATTATATCGAAAATAAAGAACAAATTGATGCACGAAATAAAAAATATAGAGAAGAAAATAAAGAAAAAGAAAAACTACGACGAGCAAAATATAATGCAGAGCATGCAGAAGAAATAAAGCAAAAACGTGCAGAATATTATATAAAAAATAAAGAAAGAATAAATGCAAGAGAAAAAGAATACAGAGAAAAGAAAAAAAATGAAATGGCGTAATCTATTCCATTCAGAAAAACATGACTTTAATCTCATTCCATTAAAAAAAACAATAAAAATGTAATAGATTTATGAAAAAACCAACATTAATCCAACTACATATATGGCAAAAGATCATAATTTTAAAATTATGATCTTTTGCCATTATCTATTGCATTTTTCCATTGTGATTTTATGTAAATTGATTAATAAAATTATTATATTAATGTAAAGATTAATGGAAATTTATCGAAATGTGCTACATTATAGATGATTAAATATTTTTTGCTTTTAAATATGCTTCGTGTGCGTCTTCCTCTCTATCAAAGTAGCCTAAATGACGAATCCGTTGATTAATTTTAATGCGCGCCTTCCACTTTTGTTTTTGGTTATCCCATGAGTAGCCTTTTACTTCAGGATTGATTCTGGGTTGAATCGGGCCTGCTTGAAGTCGTTGCCTCAGTGCATCTTGTGTGTATGCATTTCCTTGACTTATAACTTGGATTTTATTATCTGGAGACGGAACAAGATTGATAGATGGAATACGTCGCGATTTTGAAATATTGTTAAGCCTCGTCAAAGATCTTTTTAAAGTTATCCTTCCTTGTGGGGTATAATGAATCATATTTTCAGGTACTCTTATTGTAATCGTATTCCAGAGAATTTTATCCATAATATAACATAGATTTATTTTTTAATGTAGTTGGACTGCGCAATTTGTGTACTCGTGCCCATATTTTGAACATCTTCCTTTAACTCTTCCATTGCAGTCCCATACTTGCTACTCAAGTAGATGGATCGCAACATAGTGCATCCAATATTCTTTCCAAGAACTTTATTAATGGTTAGTTGGATATCTTTTGTTGTAAATGGTTTTCCGGACTTTTTCACAAGTAGATCATTTGTTCTAAAAGGTCGCGTCTCTAAATAATTATTGATGACTTGTTTTAGTTCATCTGTTGGTTCTACGACCTGTGTATGATACTTACCTGCAGTCTTGTAGTTACCAAAGTAAAAACATCGCCCATCGTACCAATTACCAGTCTCTTCAGGCCGTCCAATTTTCATAATGTAGTCTAAGTTACGTCTCGGAGGCATAAGAGTGTACAAACACATGACTACATATTCAAGTGAATCCTTTGGTAACTTATCACGTGCTTCCAAGATATCATTCCAACTCATTTCATTTTCAAGATAGCGTTCCGTCTTTGCTGTACCATCTTTTAGTTCTGCATTTATCAGATCCATCTGTTTCGTATAGAATTCAAGAGGTTTTTTGAATCCCTTGCGATTTTTACAGGCATTTACTGCAGCAATAATGTATGACCTTGCCGTGTTGCGATTCTTGGGCATCTTTTCCATAATCTGTTCTGTTTTCTTCAAAAAGTTAAAGTCCTTGATTTCTTTGCCGTCGTTCAATTTCTTCAAGTTATGAAAGTAAAGACGCTTTGAACTATCACTCATGCTTCCTCCGATAAATTCCATATAATAATGTATGAGATTATATTTTTATTTGCTAAAAAACGTATTATAACCAAATGGCAATATAATTGAAGGTTTCTCCTGTTGCTCCTGCTATTGCGTTATTAAATGTAGTACCACTCCTATTATAAAATGTTTTATAATATGTAAAAGTATTTGTATTGGTTGGTAGAACATTTATAAAATAAGGGTTGACAGTTGTAGTAGCATTAATAGAGGCAAAGACGAGTGGATTTCCAAATGCTGATGGAGCCCCTGCAATTGTAATAGTACCTGTCGCTGATGAAGTTGAACCAACGTTTCTTCCCATTATCACACATCTAAATGAAGTGCCTACTCCTACAGTAAAACTTCCTGCATTTGTTGTTGCAGTATTTACCGACCCAAGAGTAATTGTTCCTCCTGCACTTTGTGCTCCTCCAATACTTACATCTCCTACTCCTAACGCTGCACCAATAATAATGTTTCCATTGACAGCCGATGGACCTATCGCTAATGAAGTTGATCCTGCACCTGCATCTGTAATACAATCTAGAATTGGAGTATTTAGTTCTGTCGTTGCATTGACATTACCATTTAATGTCGTTACTGTATTTACCGACCCAAGAGTAATTGTGCCTCCTACACCTTGCGCAACACCAATACTTACATCTCCAACCCCTAACGCTGCACCAATAACAATGTTTCCATTGACTGCCGACTGACCAATCGATAAAGCAGTTGAACCTGCACTTGCATCTATAATACAATCTAGAATTGGAGTATTTAGTTCTGTCGTTGCATTGACACTACCATTTAGTGTCATTAGCGTATTTGCCGACCCAAGAGTAATGCTTCCACCTGCACTTTGTGCGCCTCCAATCGCTACATCTCCAACTCCTAACGCTGCACCAATAACAATGTTTCCATTGACTGCCGACGGACCTATCGATAATGAAGTTGTTCCTGCCGATGTATCATTACAATCAAGAATCGCAGTTTTTACATTTCCAGTTGCCGTTATTAAACCGGTTGTTTCTAATGCACCGATACGTGTGTATGCAGATGCACTTCCAATGTTAATAGTTCCAGTCGCTCCGACTCCAGTTCCAATGTTAAGGTTTCCTGAACGTGTCGTGCCTGTTCCAATATCCAAGTGTCCTGAAGTTGTATCATCACAAATAGTAAGTGCTCCTCCTCCGCCACTTGATCTGATAAATGTAGTATTTGTTCCAATTGATGTTACAAAATCTATGGAAGCAGTATTTGCCCCTATTGCAGTGGCTGATATTCCTACTGTAAAGGTTTCCAAAACGTTTGCCGTATCTGGAACGGCTTTATTGAGATACAATAAATTTGCTTCTCCTTCCGTGAGATAAGTTGAAGAACTTGAAAAGAATTCTGCATTGAAATTAATATCGGCAAAATTTGGGGATGGAGATGTATTGGTTGTCATATCCTTTACATGATATTAAAAATATATGCTCAACATTGAACCCAAAATGTGCCATCAGAAACAAAAGTTCGTATTGTTCCTGCACCCATGGAGACTAAATTTGTCGCTGATGCGACATCATAGGCTTTTGCACCGCTTGTTAAAATACAATTTACATCTGATGCATTTTTCGTAATTTCAGTTGTTGCTGATAATTGAACACTCCTAAATATAAATTTATATCCTTTCGCAGATGCTACTGTTGGTAATGTAAAACCTCCACCTCCTCCACCTGTTCCTGTATTTATAAATATTGCCTCATTATTATAGTTTGCTAATGTAATAGTTCTTGAACCTTGATTTACTTCAACTCTAATTTTACCTGACATTACAGTAATTGCTGTGCTTGATGAACCAC